TGTTCGGGTTAGCTAGGTTTGACGCGATCAGCTTCAATTCTGTTGTTGGGATGGATTCTCTAAACGGTTCTTGGCGCGTGCAAAGTATTGACGCAGCTAATAACTATGTGTACGTAGCACTTCAGACTGCGCAGACTTACACATCTGGTGGCACTTGGGGCAAGGACTCCCCACACAATACTTCCGGGATGGTAAAGCGAATTTACCGCACTACGGGTGTGGGGGGTGTCTATGTTTACGTCGATGAGGTTTCCGTCGCCACGACAACATACACAGATACCATCGCTGCGGACGACTTGGGCGAAGAGCTACCCACCGCCGATTCACAGCCAGCTCCTAGAAATTTGGCTAACTTGGTAGCCCTACCTAACGGGTGCTTAGTTGGTTTGTCCGGTAACGAACTCTGTTTTAGCGACCCGTACTTACCGTACTCATGGCCGCAAAGAAATCGCTATACATTTAGCGGTCAGGGTGTTGCGCTAGTACCGGCGGGGAACTCTGTAATTGTACTTACAGACACTTTCCCAGTTCTTTTTACCGGCTCTGACCCAGAAGCAATGTCCGCGTCCGTCATGGAAACTTACGCACCGTGCGTTTCTAAGCGCGGCGTAGCCTCAGTCGGTGGGGGTGCGCTGTACCCAAGCTACGATGGTTTGTGGTTAGCCGCACCGGGGCGTGTAGAGAGCCAGACAAAAGCGCTATACCGAGAGGATGACTGGACAGAGCTTAAGCCTGCTACTTTTGACGCGGCGTTTAACGACGGCGTCTACTACGCTAGATTTGGGGACGAGTCCGACATCCCGAGAATGTTAGCTATTGACGTGTCTGAGCCCGTAGGTGTACTAATCCACGAGCAAGACTCTACGGATATGCTGCGAAACGACTTTGACGGGCGTCTGCATTTTGCGTTGGGCGGCCAGATTTACATTTGGGACGCTAATGACAGCCAGCGGGTGTTGGGCGAGTGGACTAGCGCTACTATACAACTGCCAGCTCCCACATCGTTCTCTGTGGCGCAAGTTCACGCCGAGTTTTCACAAGTAGCTCCTGCGGATACTTCAGTAGCGGAGTACAACGCTATCATCATTAGCGAAGTAGACCTTGTGAGCGGGGAGTTAAACGGAGATGAAATTCTGTCTGTAGCCGTTAACGCATCTAATCTGCGGGAGTCTGACCCCCCGAGTGAGCGAAAAGCTCAGTTTATTCTGTACCAAAACGGCGCTGCTGTTTTTACCAAAGAAGTCAATAGCTCAGACCCTTTTAGGCTCCCCCCACTAAGCCGCTCGGAAATATACAATGTGGGTGTCGTTGCGTCTGTGCCCGTGTACAGCGTGTCAATGGCATCCAGCGTAGCAGAGCTTTCGCAGGTGTCGGCATGACGAAGTCCGCCATACCCAACGTTTCTTCTGGGGACGCGGAGCTAAAGTTGTTTGCTAGTTCAGTGAAGCAGAACTTAGATGCCATAACAGGGCAGGCCAGAAGTTCTAGCGCCTTGCGCCCGCTGCCCGCAGACGCTACACTAGCGCAAGTTATTTCGCAGCTAAACCTACTGCTACAAAGGATTCAGTAAGCATGGCACTACCTAGTTCTGGGGCTATATCCCTAAACCAAGTTAACGTTGAGCTAGGCCTATCTGGTACGGCGCAAATTAGCTTAAATGACTCGGCTGTTCGCGGTCTGTTTGGCGTTGCAAGCGGCGCTATCAGCATGAGCAACGGCTACGGCAAAGCAAACCAGTTTTCCTTCTCCATAGCAAGCAACACAAACAACGCTAACTTGCGCACACTTGCGGTAAACGCCGGGTGGGGTGGTACATCTAAAGTAATTGCAACACTGAATTCCGGCGTATATTTTAGTAGCACTGCAGTGGGTACGGCGGGCTTAACTATTAATGGAAGCTGGCCCGGTGGTGTTGAGTTTATAAACAATGGTACTGTTGTGGGGCGGGGTGGCGGTGGGGGTACTGGCTATGGGATATCTGACCTCTATACCGGAAATACCGGTGGCTTGGCTTTGTTAGTGCAGTCTGCGGTGTCTGTACGAAACAATGGAACAATAGCTGGCGGCGGCGGCGGTGGCGGCGGTGGCGCTAGAACCACCTACACTAGCAGTAAAACTACTACATATATTGCAGGCGGTGGCGGTGGCGGCGGTCGGTCAAGTTTGACCAACTCAACAGCAGGGCCCGGTGGCACGTTCCCCGCTGGCTCTAACGGCAGTCCGGGTGGCGCAGGCACTGTAAGTGCTGCTGGAGCAGGAGGGGCCGGAGGATACACAGGTGGCGCCTTTGGGGGTAGGGGTGGCAATGGTGGCGGATGGGGTGCAGCAGGTGCAGCAGGTAGCTACGGTTCGGGTGGTTCGGGTACTACCGCCTTTGGTGCTGGCGGCGGTGGCGGTGCAGCTACATCTGGCAGTGGCGCGTACATTACATGGCTAGCTACGGGTACTCGATATGGCTCAATTGGTTAATTAGAAAGTAAATTATGCAAATTTCATACACGTACAAAATAGACTCTGTTGACGAAGCCGCACGGTGCATGGTGGTGGAGTATTCATCAGCGAGTCATCAAACGATGATGATTAGCACTAGGTTGCCGTTTGCGGACGAAGAGCTGGAGGCGGTTATTGGTATGTACGCCCCAGTAGCTTATTGGGTGGAGCAGACGCGCGCTTTAGCGGTTCCGACTGTCGGCGCGACTGGTACGATTGTTCCGGTGGTTGCGGATGAGCCTGTTGTTGGCGACACTCCGCAAATAGTGGTCAATAGCGTTGTTCTATGAGTCTGTTCAACGCGCGCAGGCGAGGCAAAACCTTCCAGCAGCTCGACATATCGGCGGTCACCAAAACGCTTGAGATTCGCGAGTACTACGCTGAAAAAGGTGATGTGCATGAGTTTGTTGTTAATCGAGACATAAATATAGACGATTTGGCGCAAATTTCTGTACACGTTGAGGGCGAGGTTGAAGTGTACAGGAGCGAAGCGCCAGAGGTTATTAGGCGCATTGAGAAGGCTGGCAACACATCAAACGAGTATGTTTGGAACGTTGCCCGGCGTGGCAAGACAATTCACCGAGTGACCACAGACACATACCGCTACTATTGCATCACAGATCACCTGTTTAGGAAGCTGCGCAGCAAGACCATTCGCTTTGACGAGGCTCAATCTCACCAAGCAAGTCCGGGCGTTCTTGTGTTTGTTGCAATGGGGTCTATTACGGTAGACAATACGCAGCTCGCCGCTCCAGCCCTTTTTGAGGTGCCTACACGGGAAGAGTCTGTTGTGCTGTATGGGCAACCCGGAGCGCTGGTTCTAGAAATTGAAAAATTGCAGTAATGCAGCCATATTTTACCAACATCGAAAATGATCTTATTTCGCCAGAGACAAGGGCGAGGCTGGTTGAGATTGGTTTGGAGCATGGAAAGCTACCACTAGACCTTGACTCCCCAGAGTGGGATCGACCCCACTGGCCCGCCCCAACCACAGTAGCTTTTAAAGCCCTCCATGCAATCCCGGAGATCATAAATCTTGGAAACACACTCAAGCTAAAGTCGGGGCCTATAAATCTAAGGTGGATGATACCAGATACGTTATTTACGGCAGAAGGCCGGAAGCGCACCGACAAAAGGATTCGCCCCGGAACTTTACTTGCGCCAGAGGGACGTAGACATATTGACTCGGCATATCGTGGCTGTGCCATAGTAATACCGCTCTGGCCCATTGGTGCCACCTACGCGGAGACTGTATGGTGGGATGTTATTGATGCGCCCACTCCAATTGCTAACCGAGGCTATAACGGTGGCAAGGCATTTTTAATGAATACAGGTAAAATCCATGCGGTAGAAAGATGTGACGTAGAGCGGTTTAATTTACAGATCAGTTTTGAAGCGAACTACAACACGGTGTTGCAAGCTATTGTGTCGGGTGACTTTTGGAGCAAGTAATGTCTAGACTATTTTTAAAACTGCTTGAGAAATGTGGCCGCAAGTGGGCCATTGTTGACTTCTTTGGGGATGTGGTGCAGTGGCGCTATTATCTGTTCTACACAGAGTCGCACGTAGATAACCGCTGGGTTGCTCGCTTACCAAACCTGTTTCTGCATATATACCCCGGTGAAGAATCCGGTAACTGGGTCCAATCAGATGGCGAAAGCGCCCACAGTCATCCATACAACACTTGGGCGTTGGTGTTGAGGGGTGGCTATACAGAGAACATAAACGAAACGTATGTGCGGGACACAGGGCGTTTTGGTATTGCCCGTATGTCTCACAAAGATACCCACAGACTTGCCAAAGTAAAACCCGGTACGGTCTCGCTATTCTTTCACGGCTTTAGGGTATCCAAGTGGCTGTCTCACACTTATGTTTGCGAGACCGTTTGCAATCGTTGCCGGACAACAAACGACGGTGTTTGCCACAAGACCCGTGAGATCAAGCCGCTTGATAATGCTATTGAAGATACACGACGCAATCTAGGTGGCAAGAGCTGGCGCACCATCAAGTTTGTTAGGGTGGACGCTGACTTTGAAACCAAGCTTGCGAACCGCAAAAAAGCGGTGACGAAGCTGAAATTACCCGAGCTAAATGGGATGTTGGATAAACAGGATTTTATGAAGATGTCTCTTATCAATGCAAAACAAAAACAGGGCGTAACATGACGCACAAAATATGGATGACACAGGCGGCTTATCTTGTCGGGGTGGGCGCTTTTCTAACACTACCCTTTCGCACTGACCCTTGGGGGTTATGGGTGGCGCTGTCCATT